ATATTACAGATGCTGGTATAGGAACAGTAGAAGATCAACAAGTTTCAGCAGAAAGTTCTGCAGTTACAATTGCAGGATCTCCTGCAGTAGATCAACAAACTTACTTTCAAATATTTAGAGATGCAAACGCAGGTGCGGATACGTATACCGGAGTAGCTAGACTTTTAGGTATTAAAATATTCTTTACTACTGATGCAGCTAACGACGCATAAGGAATTTAGATATGAGAGATTTAAAAAATAAACTTACATCAAGTAAGAATTCAAAAAATATAAAAAACACAAGAGGTAAATCTTTTGGTTATCAAGTCTTAGGATTTGGTGCTGGAGGAGGAGTAAGTTTTGAACCAGGAACTTTAGAATATTTAATAGTAGCCGGTGGCGGAGCTGGTGGAAATGGAGATGGTGGTGGAGGTGGAGCAGGTGGTTATAGAACAGCTACTTGTGTAGCCAAAGATGGTGATATATATGGTGTTGTAATTGGTGGAGGTGGAGCAGCAACACCTGGAGTAGGAACATCAGGAGTAAATTCAACTTTTTTATGTATAACTTCAGCTGGTGGTGGTGGTGGAGCTGCAGGAGCAGCAACAGGTTTGGCTGGTGGTTCGGGTGGTGGTTCTTATCATAGTAATCCCACAGGTGGAGCAGGTAATACTCCTCCAACAAGTCCTCCTCAAGGAAATCCCGGTGGTCACGGTACTGGAACAGCACCTCTTTATGGAGATGGTGGTGGAGGTGGAGCTGGAGCAGCTGGTTCAGATGGTACTCCCGGTGGTGGTGGTGGTGGACCCGGTGGTGTAGGTTTAGCAAATTCAATTACAGGAAGTGCAGTATTTTATGCTGGCGGTGGAGGTGGATCACAAGGTGGTTCTCCTGTTGCTGGTAAAGTAGGATCTGGTGGTAATGGTGGTGGTGGTAATGCCGGTAATACACAATGTGCAGCTACGTCAGGAACTCCTGGAACAGGTGGTGGTGGAGGTGGAAGTTCTTTTAGTGTTGCTTCAGGAGCCGGTGGTTCAGGTATAGTAATTGTAAAATCAACAAATGGTTTAGAAGTATCAGGACCTGCTGTTAATACAGTTTCATATGACGGTACAAATTTTGTAGCAAGTTTTAAAGCATCAGGTTGTTTAACATTCGGAGTAGCCGGTGCGGCAGCTGGTTATGTTGCAGTAGATTATTTAGTAGTAGCAGGGGGTGGAGCAGGTGGAAGAAATTATGCAGGTGGTGGTGGAGCTGGTGGATATAGAACATCTTTTCCAGGTGGAACAAAAATTTATTTAACAGGAGAAAACACAGTTACAGTTGGTGGTGGTGGAGCACAAAAACCTGCTTCAAGTACACCAGGTGATCCTGGTACTAATTCAGTATTGGGGTCAATAACATCATCTGGTGGTGGTGGAGGTGGTGGTGGAGATAATCAATATCTAGGTAGTCCTACAGCAGTAATAAATAGTGGTGGTTCTGGTGGTGGTGCAGGTGCAGCAAACCCAGCATATCGTACAGTAGTTGGAATAGGTAATACTCCTCCAGTAAGTCCTCCTCAAGGTAATACTGGTGGTGTTGCTTCTAGTGCACCAGTTTATTTTGGTGGTGGTGGAGGTGGTGCCGGTGCTGTAGGTACTGCAGGTGGTCCAGCAGCTGGCGCAGGTGGTGTAGGTTTACCAAATTCAATTTCAGGAAGTGCAGTCTTTTATGCTGGTGGTGGTGGTGGAGCAGGTGGATCAGGAGGTCCAGGGGCTGGAGGTAATGGAGGTGGTGGAGCAGGTTCAAATGGTAGTGCTATTGGTACAGCAGGAACTCCTGGAACAGGTGGTGGTGGTGGAGCTGGTAGTCAAGGCGGTACTTCTGTAGGTGCAGGGGCCGGTGGACCAGGTACCGTAATAGTAAGAATTCCAGCAGCAGCAGCACCAGGTAGTGTTGCAGTATCTCCAGGAACTAATAGTTTAGCAACTCTATCTCCTAGTGGAGATAAGTTGGCAACATTTACTGTATCAGGAACATTGACAGTATAGAAAAAATAAAATATAAATATTAAGGATAAATATTATGGCACATTTCGCAGAACTAGATAACAATAACGTAGTACTAAGAGTAGTTGTTGTAGGCAACGATTGCGTACCATCGGACGAACACATTGATGGTGAAACATGGTGTGTTAATTTTTTTAAAACACCAAATTGGAAACAAACTTCTTACAATAACAATTTTAGAAAACAATATGCAGGCATAGGTGATACTTATGACTCTGCAAAAAATAAATTTATCGGTCCACAACCACACACTTCATGGTCATTAGATGCTAATGATGATTGGCAAGCACCGGTTACTTATCCAACAATTGCAACAGATAAAATTATTTCTTGGGATGAAGCAGGTCAAAAATGGATTGCAACAGATCACGAAAATCCAATTAATAATTTAAATTGGGATGCATCAGCACTAGCTTGGGTATCTGCTTAATTAATATACTTTACAAATAATTTAAAATCCTTTATATTATTTTCATAAAGAAGAGATATGAATCTAACAAACTATTATTGGTATTTTAAATCAGCTATCCCATCACATATTTGTGATGATATTTCTAAATACGGAAAACAACTTCAAGATCAAATGGCGATCACTGGTGGTTATAGTGATTCTAAAAAATTAAATAAAAAACAAGTTATAGATTTAAAAAAGAAAAGAAATTCAGATATTGTTTGGATGAGTGATAGGTGGATTTATAATGAGATTCAACCTTACATCCATGAGGCTAATAGAGCTGCAGGATGGAATTTTAATTGGGACCGTTCTGAGTCTTGTCAATTTACAAAATATAAAAAAGGCCAGTATTACGATTGGCATTGTGATAGCTGGGATAAACCTTATCAAAGACAACAAGGTGACCCTACTAACGGAAAAGTTAGAAAATTATCAGTAACCGTAACTCTATCTGATCCAAAAAATTATAAAGGGGGTGAACTAGAATTTGATTTTAGAAACATGGATCCTGATAAAAAACGTAATATAAAAAAATGCACAGAAATACTACCTAAAGGATCATTGGTTGTATTTCCTTCTTTTGTATGGCATAGAATATGTCCTGTAAAAAGTGGAGAAAGAAACAGTTTGGTTATCTGGAATTTAGGATACCCATTTCAATAAAAAAATATGAAAAAGAAAATTAAAAAACCTAGCTACCCTCAAAAATTAAATAGGGAAGATTATTTTAAATGTCCTATATGGTTTGCAGATGAACCTAAGTTTGTAAATACTTTAAACAAAGCATCTGATAGTTACATTGACAAAGCTATAAAAAATTTACAACCCAATATAAATAAACATAACAAAGTTAATAAAACTGTAGGTGATTTAGGTAGTGTTTATCATTCAACAACTTTAATAGGAGACCCTAATTTTAAAAAATTACAAAATTATATTGGAGCAACATCATATAACCTATTAATAGAAATGGGTTTTGATATGCGTGGTTATCAATTATTTACTACAGAAATGTGGGTACAAGAATTTGCTAAAAGTGGTGGTGGACACCATACATTACATACACATTGGAATGGACATATGTCTGGTTTTTATTTTTTAAAAGCTAGTGACAAAACATCAATGCCTTTATTTGAAGATCCAAGAGCAGGTAATCTTATGAATCTATTACCTGAACTAGATAAAACAAAGGTAACTTACGCTAGTTCAGCTATACATTATAAATGTAAACCGGGTCGAATAATATTCTTTCCATCATATATGCCCCATCAATATATAGTTGATATGGGTATAGAGCCGTTTAGATTTATTCATTTCAACTGCCAAGCAATACCAAAAGGAGTATTAAATGTCGTTTAAGAAAAATAAGTATACAGTATTAAAGAAAGCTATCTCACCTGAGTTAGCAAATTTTGTTTATAAATATTTTTTAAACAAAAGAAACACAGCAAGGTTTTTATTTGATCAAAAATACTTGTCTCCTTTCAACACAGAACATGGTGTATGGAATGATGAACAAGTACCAAACACTTATTCCCACTATGGGGACATAGTAATGGAAACTTTGTTACAAGAAGTTAAACCTGTTATGGAAAAACACACTAGTTTAAAACTAAGTGAAACATATTCTTATGCAAGAATTTATAAAAAGGGAGATGTCTTAGCTCGACACAAAGATAGATATTCATGTGAAATATCTACTACGTTAAATTTAGGTGGTGAGTCGTGGCCTATATATTTAGATCCGACTGGAAGAAAAGGTCAAGCTGGAATAGAAGTTAATCTTGATCCAGGAGACATGTTAATTTATTCTGGATGTGAGTTAGAACATTGGCGTGAAGAATTTAAAGGTAAAGATTGTGGACAAGTATTTCTACACTACAATAAAACAAGTTCAAAAACATCCAAAGCTAATCAATTTGATAAGAGACCTTTTATTGGTTTACCTAATTGGTTTAAAGGCTTTACAGTACCTAAAAAGTAATATATAATTTAAGCTTGTAAGGGGAGGACCCACCACGAAATCCCCTTGCTTTAAATCTATTGAAATCATCTACAATCTGATATACTACCTAGTAAACAGGATTTTATATGTTACAAAAATTAGGGTTTTTACCAGGATTCAATAAACAAGTTACGTCTACAGGAGCCGAGTCGCAATGGACAGGTGGTACTAATGTACGTTTTAGGTATGGTACACCAGAAAAAATAGGGGGTTGGAACCAACTAGGTGATAGTAAACTTACTGGTGCTGCTAGAGGGTTACATCATATGGTTAATAGAGATGGTATTAAATACTCTCTTATCGGAACCAATAGAATTTTATATGCATATTCAGGGGAAGTTTTCTACGACATACATCCTTTAGTTAATCCATCAGGCACCGCTATTACAAGTGCGTTTAGCACGGTTAACGGATCACCGACTGTTACTATTTCTTTTGGTGGTGCACATACTTTTGAAGCTGGGGATATTATTTTATTTGGAGATGCGTCTACCTTTAGTGCAATTACTAATTCTAATTTTGGTGCAACAGATTTTGCTGATAAAAAATTTATGGTAACTTCTGTTTTAAGTTCAACACAAATTACTATTACAATGCCTAGCAATGAAACCGGATCCGGTGCTACTACGTCTGGAGGAATTACTTTTTTTCAATACTATCACGTAGGTCCAGCTGAACAGGTTGGTGTTTTTGGTTGGGGTATATCTCAATTTGGTGGAACATCAACAGCCCCTCAAACAACTACACTTAATGGAGCGTTATCTGCTAACTCAGCAGGAACAGGTGGAACTGGAACTAGTATTATTTTAACATCTGTATTAAATTTTCCAACAACTGGAACTAATTTTATACAAGTAGGCACAGAAGAAATTTCTTATACAGGAGTTAACGTAGCAACAAATACTTTAACAGGGATAACTAGAAACGTTAGAGGAACAACGAATGCTCTTCATAACACAGGAGCTACCGTTACAAACTACAGTGATTTTTCTGGTTGGGGTCAATCATCAGCCGACACGGATACTGTAGCTGAACCCGGTCTATGGGCCTTGGACAATTTAGGTAGTACATTAATTGCTTTAATTTTTAATGGTGAATGTTTTGAATGGGATTCTAATTTAACTAACGCCACAGGTACAAGAGCTACAATTATTACAGGAGCACCTACAGCATCAAGAGATATGCTAGTATCAACTCCAGATAGACACTTAGTATTTTTTGGAACTGAAACAACTATAGGAACAAAATCTACACAAGACGATATGTTTATAAGATTTTCATCTCAAGAAAATATAAATGACTATCAACCTACAGCAACCAACAGTGCTGGTACACAAAGACTGGCCTCTGGATCACGGATCATCGGTGCTAAACTTGGTAGAAATGCAATTTACATCTGGAGTGATACATCTTTATTTACTATGAGATTTGTTGGAACTCCTTTTACATTTGCTTACGAGCAAGTTGGAACTAACTGTGGATTAATTGGTAAGAACGCAGCCGTTGAAGTTGATGGTGCTGCTTACTGGATGTCCGATAATGGTTTCTTTAGATACACTGGTAAACTAGAATCCATGGATTGTTTGGTTGAAGATTATGTTTATGATGATCTTAACACAACATCTAATCAATTTATTTATTGTGGTATTAATAACTTGTTTGGAGAGATTACTTGGTTTTACCCTACAGCTGCTTCTAATGTTACTACTAGATCAGTTACCTATAGTTATTTAGATTCAACAGCTAAACGTCCCATATGGTTTACAAATGATAGTACATTATTTACTAGAACAACTTGGCAAGATTCTGCAGTATTTGGTTTACCACACGCTACACAGTATGATGCCGGCACCGATACATCTTTTGATGTTGAAGGTAATACAGATGGAATTTCATATTACTATGAACACGAAACTGGACTTAATCAAATAAGGTTGGGTGTTACTACAGCTATTCCAGCAGATATTACTTCTGGTGATTATGACATTACTCAAAAAGTTGTAAGAGGTGCGGCTACTAACATGGCTGACCTTAGAGGTGATGGTGAAAATATTATGAGAGTGAGTAGAATAGTTCCTGATTTTATTAATCAATCAGGTAATACAATAATACAATTAGATTTAAGAGATTACCCTAATGAAACAGCAGCTAGTTCATCACTCGGACCATTTACTATAACATCTAGTACTACAAAAGTAGACACACGTGCTAGAGCTAGATCAATAGCTCTTACTATATCCAATACAGCTGTTGATACTAGTTGGAAATTAGGAACTTTTAGATTAGATATACAAGCTGGAGGAAGACGATAATGGCAAAGATAGTACAAACATTAACTAGAGCAAGCTCAGAGTATGAAGAAGATGTGGCACAATCTTTAGTAAGAGATTTAGATGCTGTTCTTGAGAAATTAAACACTACATTTCAAGAAGAAATAAAACAGGAGATAGAAGCTAGAAGTTTCTTTTTAGATTAATGGCAACAGTAAACCAATATAAATTTGTAGGAAAAAGTGGGGACACAACAGGAAATCCAATTTTTCCTTTTGGGGAAAATGCTGCAGGTTTTACCTTTCCTTTAGCTAATGAAGTTTATATTGTTAAATCTATTCTTGTTTGGTCAACAGGAACACCTAAAGTTCTTGTTAATGCTCCAATTACTAACGCTGATGGCACTAAAGGTGGAACAAGTGCTATTTACACAGCTCCTTTAACTGCTAACGTAAGTCAAGAATTATTAACACAACCTTTAGTTATAGAAGGTGGAGGATTTGGTCTTTCTATTCAAGCAAGCACTACGGATCAATTTCAATACGGTATCAGTTATTTAAACATCAAAAAAGAGGTAACA